AGGATATTGCTGCACTTGAGGTTAGACGGAAAAAGATTGCAAAGGATTTTCCTGCCGATGAAGTTGAGAACTGCATGATTGAAAATAGTAAGTGTGTTGTGGTTTGGGTAGACGGTAAACCGGAAGGAAATTTTTCAATTGGCTGATGGTAAAATATTTTTTGTTACAGGCGGTGCAGGGGCACAAAGCACAGATGATTTTGGTGGCTGCACAAGAGATTATTTTGAAGCTAACGGTGGATTGACCAATAGTTTTGATACCCTGAAAATCATGACCGCCAATGGCAATCATCTTATTTCCGGTCATGGCACTTCAAACAATGACCAAAGAATAACGGATGCAGGTGCGTTTCTTAATGGTGGTGAAACACTAATCGGTATGCTTGTATGGGTTAACGATGATGAAGGTGATGTGTTTACTGGTACATATGAAATAACAGACTATGATGATACGAACGGGGATTGGATAGAATGTGCCAGTCTACCAAATAGTGATTCAAGTGACCTTGCTTATGGAATAGGTGGTTCGGGAGATACTTTTTACCGTGTGACATCAGAGCTGGCGAAATCCGATACGTTATTTATTAAGTCTGATTATGATACTGTAGTAAAAGATGGTGAACAGCCACGTTTTTACGGTGGTGATGGTGGAGAAAATCAGGCAGTAACTTATGAAGGTTACAATACAATTCCGGGCGATATGCGGAAGGGTGAAACTTACGAGGGAACGTATGCGACCATAGAAGCCGATACAGCTCTTGGTAATATCCCCCTTTCTTATGTTGAAACAGCACACCGTATAGGAATTATTCGTTTTATTCATTTCAAAGGCAACGCTACTTGGAAGGATGCAGGTTCAGCTGCGGTTTGTGTGCGGGTAGACGCAAGTGCGAGAGGTTATATATTTGAAGGATGTAAATTTTCAGATGCTTATACTGGCTGGTACAATAATAACGGTAACGCTACATGTCACATGCTTATTGATTGTGTTTTTGAGGATAATAAAAACTATCACCTTTACAGTGTTGCAAGAACCACTATTGCATGGAAATGTGAGTTCAAAGATGGGGCGGCAAATGTTGCAACTGGATACACTTTGATTTTCTTAGACTGTAAAATGTATGATAATGTTGGTGGCATGTGGCGAATTGGGGCAGCGATTAATAATTCATTTGATGGCAATGGCAGTGCGTATTGTTTAGCAAATAATATGGGCGAAGGTTATCCGATGTTCTGTTATGGCAATGTGATTAAAAATGCAACCTTGCCGTTCAGAAGTAACGTGGGCGATGGTATTTTGCGGGGTGATTATAATGCCTTCGAGGTAGCAGTTGCAAGTTGTCTTGGCTATAACAATACTTGTGATAGCGCAGGTGTGTAAGGTGATAATGATATAGTTGTAGACGCTGATTTTGAAGATGAACCGAATGGAAATCTCAGACCGCAGGCATCAGGGGTAATTACAGGCGGTGCAGATGTAGATGAAAACGACCGATATTTAGGCGCGATTATGATAGCAGAGCCGCCAACAGCACCTACGATTAGCGTGGTTGTTGATAACGGCGATGAAGACAGCATAACCGTTACCGCAGCAGGAACCGGCACGATACAATTATATTATCGCATCAAGCACACTACAAGCTGGACGACAGGCGAAACCAGGTCTGGGAGTGGGGATATAACACAAACAGGATTAACAGCCGGGAGTTGGTACGAGCTTTATATAACCGCTACTGTTAGCGGTATCGAATCAGCACCGAGCAACATAAGTACAATCAGAGTAGTCGATAGCGATGACACGACAATTGAGACTGCGATATACAGCATATTAACCGGCGATGCGACGATTGAATCTTTGGTAAGCACAAGGATTTATCCGAACATCGTACCGCAAGGCCGGAAGATGCCTGCGATAACTTATCAGCAGATTTCCGGGCCGCGTGAGCATGTTATGGCCGGTGCTGTCGGCATGGTGAAGTCGCGCTATCAAATCAATTGTTGGGACGATACTTACAGCGGGGCGAAAGCAGTGTCAGAGGCCGTTCGTAAAGAACTGGATGGTTATAGCGGGACAGTTAATACACGAGAGATACAAGTGATATTTTTAGAAGATGAAGGCGATGTGCCGCAGGTTCGAGAAGGAAATGAAGTTTTAATGCGGTACGGTAAACGTTTGGATTTTATTATTTGGTATAAAGAATCAGTTAGTTAAAAAAATGGGTCTGACCTGAAGCCGACGGGCTGATGGTTAGCTAAAGAACAATTAAGGCGGCTGTATAGGAGCCTATACCTTCTATGCGGTCGCCTTTTTTGTTGCCCGAAAAAACTTGAAAGGAGTTTTTATTATGAGTGATGGTGTACATGGTCACGGAGCTACGCTCGTGAGCACAACGTCAGCGGGAACGGTTGGAAATATTCTTAGCATCAATGTTGGTGGTCAGACCAGAGATGCAATTGATATTTCAACTATGTCCTCAACAAGCAAGTTCAGAGAGTTCATTTCCGGGATGGCGGATGCTGGCGAAATAACAGTCGAAGTCAATTACGATGGCACAACTTCGGCGGTTGCCACAGCGATACAATCTGATTACGTAGGCGGAACAACTGGAAACTGGACAATTACTTACTCAGGCACAGCGGTATCAATTTATGCGTGCAGTGGTTTTATTACAAATTTAGGCACTGCTGTTCCGTTCGAGGACAAGATTACCCAGTCGCTAACTATCAAGCTGACCGGCTTGCCTACATTTACTGCATAAGGAGACGGCTATGAAAGTTAAATATCTTGTAGATATTTCCTGTCCTCGTGAACAAGTAGGCAAGGCCGAAGAAGTTAAAGACCTGGATGATTATACAGCATGGTTGCTGTTAAAAGATGGATATGTAATTAAAGCAGGAGAAATTGAAGATGCTACTAACGGCGGAAAATCTGTCACAGATTCAGTACAAAACAAAAAGGGTAAAACTCGAAAAAGCTGATGCCGAAGTGAACGTTGCTTTATTGCCCGGTTCTTTTGTTCAAGAAGCAAGAGAGTGCATGGACAAAAACAAGACCGAGGACGATGCCGATGCTAAGGATTTTGGCTTAAAAATCCTCATGGCATCAGTTGTTGATGACGAAGGCAAGCCGGTATTTGAGACGGGAGAATCGTTTGATTCTTTGCCGCCCGCTGTACAGGCTGAGATTATGGATGCCGTCTGGGATTACAACGGACTCAGTAAGGCCTCTGTTGAGGATATGGAAAAAAACTAAGGAATGACCCAGAGCGATTATTTCATTTTCGTTTAGCGAAGGCTCTGGGTCGGACAAAAAGAGAATTACTCAACAGTGTTAGCAGCAGGGAGTTATCTGAATGGCAGGCATATTACCAGATAGAACCGTTTGGTTACGACGAGAGACTGGACTTACAGGCAGCTTTAATGCCTTACCTCTTTGTTTTGAGGTACGCAAAGAAAGGGACCGGAATAAAAGTTGAGGACTTTATGGCAGTAAGGCCAAAACCAAAACAGCAGTCACCGGAAGAGATAATGAAAATATTAAAATTACATGCGGAATCTTATGGAAAATAAACCATTTGTTGTTATCGGAATGCCCGTACCTATGGACTGTAAGGCTAATTTGCAGACAGGGATATTCTGCGGGAAAATGTCTAATCATACCAATGTTGACTTTATCGGTAAGGTTGCGCACGAGGTATCACAGTCCCGGAGCCTGATTATAAAAGACTTTCTGGACGAGCCTAAATATACGCACCTATTCTTTCTTGATGCCGACACTTTGCCGCCTGCTGATACCGTAGCAAAATTACTGGAACACGACAAGGATGTTGTTGCGGGCGTTACCCCGATGTTTCTCGGCGGTCAAAAGCTGTGGTCTGCAAGCATGGGCGTTAGTAATGATGTCTATATGTATCAGTGGATTCCCTATCACTGTTTACCGGACAAGCTGTTTCAATGTTACGCGCTAGGTGGAACTACGATTCTGATTAAGCGCGAAGTTCTGGAATCTCTTGAATGGCCTTATTTTCACACCGAATGCGACCAGAACGGAAAGCGGCTGGGCGAAGATGTTTACTTTACTAACAAAATCCGCAAGGCGGGCTTTGAGTTATGGTGCGACCCTTCTATAAAGTGCGGGCATTATCAAACGAGAAATTTGGCTGAGATATTATGACAAGAACGGATGTAATAAACCAGTACATTAAAGCTAACGGGTATAAGCGATACTTAGAAATCGGCGTTGGCATAAATGCAGAGAATTTCAATAGGGTGCAATGCGAGGAAAAGGTCAGCGTCGACCCGAATGTGGAATGTGATTACAAAATGACATCTGATGATTTCTTTGATACTTACGTTGGTTCAAAATTTGATGCCATATTTATTGATGGATTACACGTTGCAGGTCAGGCAATAAGAGATATTGAAAACGCTTTGAGACTACTTGTAACAGATGGCACAATAATAGTTCACGATTGCAACCCGTCAACTGAATATTTACAACGGCCCGTTGAAGAATTTGACAACTTCAGTTCATGGTGTGGCGATGTATGGAAAGCAATTGCCAGGTTGCGGATGAGCCGTAAGGATTTGAATATATATGTTTACGACGTTGATTATGGCGTGGGAATTATTCGGCGTGGAAAGCAAGAGATATTTAGAGAAGTAGGAAATTTGGATTACAGATTTTTAGATGATAACAGGAAACAATTACTAAACCTGAAACCTTTTTCTAAACACAAGAGACTTATAAATAAAGCAAGTATTGTAATACCGATAATCAAACCTGACCTTGCCGAGAGGTGCATAAAAGCAATCCATCAGAACGCCGGGATTGACGGCAGCCAATACGAGATTGTAGCAGAGGTTGACGATGAAAGAATCGGTTGCCCGAAGATGATTAAGCGATTAGTTGCAAAGACGAAGTTTGATTGTGTAATGTTTTTGGCTGATGACACTTTTCCTTATCAGAACTTTTTGAGATATGCACTTGAGGCAATGGATACCTTGCCTGATGGATGGGGACTCGTAGGGCTTAATGATTTACATCACAATGGCAATGTTCTTGCGACTCACTGGATGGGTCATAAGAAATTACTGCCGCACTTAGACGGTGAATTTTTCCATACCGGATACCATCACTGTTTCAGCGACCAGGAATTACTAATCAGGTGCAAGATGCTGAATAGGTATGTCTGGTGTAAAGATGCGATGTTATATCACGACCACCCGGTTTCTACAGGCAAAGAGGCTGACGATGATAACAAGCGGATTTATTCTGAAGAAGTTTACGGCCATGATGAAAAACTTTTTAACGAGAGGGTGAAGATATGGCAACCATAGGAACATTAGCTGTTAATCTTACAGCCCGAACAGGCGCGTTTGATAAAAAGATGCGGAAAAGCGCAAAGCGAATATCGTTTGTTCAAAAGCAGGCAATGGCGATGAAGTCCGCTTTTATGAGTATGGGCGTAGGATTGGTTGGCATTGCTGGCGTAATGGGCTTAGTGCATTTCACTAAGCAGACAATGGCTTCTATTGATGCTATCGGCAAGATGTCAGACCGGCTTGGTATTGCAACTGAAGACATCGTTGCCTTGCAACATGCAGCAAAAATCACAGGCATGGATGTTGCAGGGATGGATAAGGCGATGGAAACATACGTCAGAAGACTTGGCGAAGTCAGGATGGGCGTTGGCCAGGCGGTGTATGCTCTTGATGCAATGGGGATGTCAGCAGACGACCTTGCAAGTATGGATAAGATTGAAGGACTGAAACTTATTGCAGACAAAATCAGTACAATCACAAACGCATCTGACAAGGCGGCGGCGGCATATTATCTGTTTGGCAGACAGGGAACTCAGATGCTTAATCTTTTGGCGATGGGCGGCAAGGGCATTGACCAGTTTCGCGAAAAAGTCGAAAGACTTGGTATTACTTTCGATAGAGATATGGCATCGAAGGTCGAGCAAGCCAATGATGCTATTACAGACTTGAAGGCTGTTTTGAGTGGAACTGGTCAAGATATTGTAATAATAGCAGCGCCCGCCATAGAGCTTTTGGCTATAGGTATCAGGGGGCTGGTAACCGATTTAGATATTCTGTTTTCATCGTGGGATGAAGGTTGGGAAAAAATTAAAGTACAGGCGATGGCAGAGGCTATGGAAGCTAATGTTGCTCAGTTAAAAAAGCCGTGGAGTTCATACGGCTTTGCCGGCCGGCCAACAGAAGACATGATGGCGGGTATTAAAAGTACATCGTTATCGCCTGAATTCTTAGAGAGTATGGGTAAAAAAGCAATTCGGATACTTAATCAGATTCAGACTCCGCAAGAAAAGTATATCAAGCAGATGGATGAATTGAACATGGTTTATGACGCGGGCAAGATAGGCTTAGCGGAATATACTCGTGCTCTGGCAATGTACAAGGGGGGGCTGGACGAAGCTATAAAAAAGACAGAAAAACTCACCAAAAAAACAGAAGAAATGTTAAACTTAGAATATTTCGCCGAACGCATGAAAGAAATGATTAAAACTCCTCTGGACATATATAAAGAAAATCGTGATAAACTAAATGAAGCCTACGAAAAGAAATTGTTGTCTCTGCCTGAAGCACTCAAGGCCCAAAAGTTAATCCAGAAAGAGCTTATAGATACAAGGAAGGCCAAAGACGAAATCGTAAAAAAGGTAAAACTTGAAAAGGAAACAGGTATTGCATTGCCGACACAATCAGATTTATTCGGTCAATCTATGGAAATAAGAACTTCGCTTATGTCCGCAACAGGCCTTGCCATCGGCTCAAAGCGGGAAATGTTACTCGAACAAATCG